CCCCCCCGCCTGTCCCTGACCTGCCTGATCTGGGCGCACTTGTCGGCGACCCGGTGGGCCGAGGCCGGGGGGCCTCCGATACCGGCGGTAAACTCGTCGTTCACCCCTGTGAACCTGGTCGGAGGCTCCAGAGCCAACGCCTTAATCTTCTTGACCGCGGCGGCCTTGGTGAGAGCCTGGGTGAAGCGGCCCAGCGTGATGGCCTCAGCGTCCACCAAGAGCTTCACATCCTTGATCTCGCCGGTCTTGCGGTTGTGGACGCCGACAGGGCGCAGCACGGAGGCCGAGTCGGCGGTGCGGCTGGGGTCCTGCTTGAAGCTGTATGCGGCCAGGACCTGCTTGAAAACATCGGCCAAGGTCTTCCACTGCGCGGCTGGGATGTCCTGGTCGATCAGCCAGTGCGCGTAAAGCCCGTGGCCGGAGGAGACCAGGGCCGGGAATGGGAAGCTGGCCTCCTGGCAGAAGCGGCGCAGGTCGCGGGTGGCCTCCAGCTGAGTGGGGTAGCTCTTCTCCGGGTCTCGGGCGAACTTCTCCGGACCGCAGTCGATGTCGACGAAGAAGGAGCGCAGGGCCACGGCCTGGGCCTGCACCCGCTCCGGCTTGCGCTGCGCCTTGCGCTGCTCTTTGGTCAGGTTGTGCGGGAGCTGATTATTGTAGGCCCAGTTCTGGTACGACTCCATGCTGAAGGTCGCCTGCGCCAGGTACATGGTGTGGCCGGCTGCATCCATGGCGTGGATGTGCGAGAGAGCTTCTGTCAGGGAGGAGTGGAGATGGTGGATGAAACCGGAGCCGGTGTGGGTTCGTGCTGAGCAGTAGAGTCCCGTGCTTGGGAGGAGCCTAGTGAGAAAATCCATTGAGGTGAGTCCTCCGAAGTCAAGCATTAAAAAGGCAGGGAGCACAGGTTACTCCCTGCCGTGAAGCGGTGTCAAGTAGTTTCTAATGATCGGGTTCAGCTTCTTCAGCCGTGGTCGCGCAGATAGTCACGCCTTCTTTCACAGGCGCTGCGGCAAACTCGGCCCATGACCGATACGGGCGAGGCGGAGGTCCTTTGAACACGCAGTTGGTCCACAGTTCTTCCTTTAACACCTGTTCTCTCCTTCCCACGACCAAAGTCGTGGAGGTGCCGGAGGCACCGGTTATTAATCTTCCGCCCTCGCAGCGGGCTTCGCCGGCACCGCGACGTGCTTCTTGAAGATTGCCTTCAGCACCTGCGGCCGGTCGGCCTTGGGCACCTCGACCATGGGGAGGTCGCCGGAGGCGACGATCTTCTCCAAGAGGGCGATGACGCGCAGGGCGCGGGAGCGGATCAGGGGTTGCTGGGGGCCGTGGTCGGCCATCCAGTTGTAAATGGAGACGCGGGAGACCTCGAAAAAGGGGGCCACCTCGTCCACGGAAAGCCCTGCGCGCTCCAGGAGCGCCTTCAGGCTGGTGAATTTTTCCTCCCCCGGCGGGGGTGTGCGTATGGTTTCGGACATTGTGGGGCTCCTTTTTTAAATGATCTTGGGTGCGTCGAGGGTGAACCCTGCGGCGGCTGCATGTCCGCCCCCTCCGAACGCCTTGGCGACCTCGGAAACGTCGAAGCCGTTACGACTCCGGAGCGAGTAGCTCCGCTTGCCGCCCGGGCGGTCGCAGTAGGTCATGGAGAACGGGGCGTCGGGGTAGGCGAGGCAGAGGGCTTCGCCCAGTTCGGACTGGTTCTCGGTGGCGTTGGTGCATGGTATGATGAAAGTCGTGTCGAGATCGAAGTCGTAGGGGTTCTGCATGGTGAGGCTCACCATCTCCGCCCCCTCCACCCGCTTCCTAATCTGTTCGCCCTGGAAGGCGAGCACGGCCTTCCCGGCGTCGTAAGCCAGCGGCATGTAGAAATCGGCCCAGACTTCGAAGTCGAGGGGGAGCGTGGCGATGTAGGCGTTGATCTCCTTGGAGTGCTCCAACTCAAACTTCCAGAGGTCCCTGTCCTGCACGTAGTGCAGCAGTTCGGGGATCTCATCGTTCGGATTGAAGAAGAGCCAGGACAGGACGCACCCTGAGTTTTCCTGAAAGACCCGAACCCCGGAGAAGAGGGGGGTCTGGACTCCATCGACTTCGTGGAAGCCGGAAACCTCGATCTCGGGGAAGTCGGCGAGCTCCTCGACGGAGGTCTTGTGGTGGTCGATCACCACGGTGTTGGGGAGGAAGCGCATGAACTCGCGCAGGACCGGCGCCTTGTAGCTGAAGTCCAGAATGTAGATCTGGTCGGGCCTGAACTCGTGGAGCTTCTGGTAGGGAGGCAGTTCGCCGTACTGGGCCGGCTCGAAGATAAGCTCGTGCTTCTCGCGGAGCGAGACCCAGGCTGCGAAGGCCGACCCGAACCCGTCGGCGTCGTTGTGGAAAAGGACTGCGATTTTCAAGATGTCCTCCTTTTTGAAAACCCTCCCCGGGGGGGGTTGGTGGATTGGGGTTGAGGGATTATCCTCGCGTGCGCCACGCCCAGAGCCCTAACGAACTGGCACCCCAAATCGATTTTCTACAGCCCGCCGAACAGGGCTGCCAGGTCCTCGTCGGACGGCTCGCCGGAGGGGGTGCCTGCGGTCTCCGGAGTAGCTTCGCCACCGCCCATGCCGAGGTCGATGCCCAGACCCAGGTCTGCGGAGCCTGCTGCCGCAGCAGCCTCTTTCTCTTCCTTGGCCTTCTTGGCCGCGGCTGCCTTCTCGGCTTTCGCCTTCTTCTCCGCCTCGGCAGCGGCCTTCTTCTCCGCCTCTTCCTTGGCAGCCGCAGCGGCTTTCGCCGCGGTGTCGTCCGACGGCTTCTGCTCGATCTGCTGGGTCTGCGCCGCGGCGGTGAAGTTCTCCATGATGGCGCGCACCTTGTCGCCTGTGATCAGCGGCTCGATCTTGCGGTATGCTTCCTCGGGGAGGATCGCCTGGAAACCGAAGACCAGCTTGGTCGGGGTGGCCGGGTCGAAGCTGATGGTGGTGACCACTGACGAGAGCGGCAGGCCGTGGCCGGCCAGCTGGCGGGCGTAGGCCGCGAAGTCGCCCAGGGATGCGGGTGGGACGTCGAAGCGGAACACGCCGTTGTTGGAGAAGACCGCCAGGCGCTTCTTCTCGGCGCAGGCCTTGCCCGCCCCCGGAGTGCCGTCACCCTTCTTGGCGGAGCCCCACACGTTCTGGGCGCAGCCGGCGCAGCTCTCGCACTGCTTGTTGGGGGAGTCAGCCTTGGGGCGGACGCCGTCCTCGGAGGAGCAGTCGGGGGGGACCCCTTCCTCGCCGGAGAAGGCGGTGGCGAAGTAGGCGCGGTCCAGGGTGGGCTTGCCAGCCAGGATGACAGCGGCGATCTTGGGAGCGTTGATCAGGCCCATGTTGGGGACGTTGATCTGGATGGCCTCGGTGACGCCGTCCACCTTGGTGAGGAACATGCCCTGCTTGGCGACGATGCGCGGAACCGCGCCGGCACCAATGCCGTTGGCTGCGTCCATGTTGGTCTGGAGCAGGCTGGGGTTGGCCGCCACCACGGCTTTCAGGTAGGCGGGGAGGTTCGATGCTTCGGGGATCATGACTTCGTTCGACATGTGTAGCTCCTTTGGAGTGTGATTGCCGCCGTGGGCGGGTTAGAGTCCGTGGGTCCCGTGCGCCATCTGGCGAACCCTGCGGGACATTTCCTTGGTGCCGTTCTTGCGTTGAGGAGCGTGGCCTCCCATCTGGCGAAGGCGCGACTGCCACGCCCACTGGAGCGTGAGAAACGCCTTGGCGTCCTCCAAAGTCTTGGAGCGCTTCACCGCGATGAGCTGCTTCAGGCGCGCAACCGCGCGGGTTGCGAAAGACTGCTTCTTGCCGTCGGCTGCGGGGGCTTTCTTGAAATTCGGTCGTTCTGCCACTGGATGTTCCCTCCTTTAGATTGTATGGTTTGCTTTACGACTTCCGCACCCCTACAGTCCTGATCGCGGTGTAGTTGACCCCGGCGGGCGGGGGGTTGGGGCGGGTTAGTGATCTAAGACTTTGAGAGTAACCAGAAGCGCGTGTGCTTCCGGTGTGAGACGGACGTACCCACTTGTGGTCCACAGCAGGTCCTGCCCGCCTTGTGAAGTTGTTGGGAACCTTCTCTCCGATCCGCTGTTTACGTCAAGCCAGACGAACTCGGCCCCATCCACCTTGATGTAATCTTTCGGAGGTATGTAGCCTGTCATGACTTCCTCACCCCGACGGTGCGGATCGCGGTGTAGTTTACCCCGGCGGGTGGGGGGTTGGGGCGGGAGTCGGTCTTTTCGTCCTTTTCTCCCATCCTTTCGAGGACGCTCGTCTTGTTCACGCCCTTGTTGATGAACTCCAGGTGGGCGGCGGAGCGGAGAACATCGACGAGGATTTGCACTGGGGCGCAAGTCTCGTCTGGCACCAAGGTGTTGTCGAGGATGCGCTTCAGGATCTCCTCGGCCGCAGGCCTCAAGATCTCCGCCTCCAGGAAAGCATCCCAGTCCGCCACGGAAACACCCTCTTTCCTGGTCGGGTAGACGGTGCCGAACTCGGTCTTGATCCCCTTGAGCTTCAGCTTGTCCAGCATCTTCAGGAGCCATTTCTCGATCTCGGCCTGCTTCAGCCCGATGTCCTTCTTCTTGGCCTCGGAGGCGGCCTTGCCGTCCCGGCCGTTTAGGAAAAGGTCGGTTATGAAGTCGACGATGGTGGGGTCGTCCTGCTGGAGCAGGTAGGTCTCCCGGTTGGATTGGAACTGCTCGACGGCGGCGACGGCCTCGTCGGCGGCTTTCCTGATGCGCCTGATCTTCTCCCGGTCCGAGAGGTACTGCTCGATGATCTGGGTGTTCGTGGGGGCTGACATTCTCTCTTCCTCCTTTCAGAATTGTTAACAACTTTATAGCAGGGGTTCTTGGGGCTGTCAAGAAATTTATTTCAGATTTATTTTCGGCGGGATTACCAAATGTCCCCGGCCTTTGAAGCTCATGCGCGCCAAGGCGTAGGCGTTTTCTCGACCCCACGCCGCAAGCATTGACCCTGAGCCTGCGCCACCGCCGCCAGTTACGCCGAGACCGTCGACAAACTTTATACGCCCCTTCAGGAACAGGATGCAATCAGCTTTTGCTATGAAGTCGTGATACCAGGCGCAGTCGGTGCGCGCAAACACCAGCGCGACCCCATTACGGTGTTCGTGCATCTTGCGCAGCCAGTCCGGTGTATGCTTACCGTAGGGTGGGTTTAGCCACACCTTGCCCGACCAGGGCAGCGCCAACCCGTCAGCAGGCAGTGAGTAAGTTTCCGCAGCCGGTATCCACGGAATCCGAGTGCTCGGGTGACAGGGGTCCAAGTCGAACTGGAGGCCCAGCTCCTCAAACACCCATGCGGGCGTGTACCAGTCGACTGAGGCGTTGTTGACGTTGTCGTGGGTGAAACCTGCGGCTTTACTCATGCGCCCAACCTCCTATACTCGACTGGAAGCCCTGCAACTTCTGCGGCCTCGATCCCATAAACCATGCCGGCGCTAATCCCTAAATCGGTATAGACCACGGAAGCCTCGGCCACCTCTCTCCAGGCTAGACCTGCGTCAATGCCTTGCTGCCGCTCACTCGGAACCTCATCGCGCAACACTCCCGGCTGAGTGTATAAGAGGTGTGAGGCAATCGGTGCCTCGCCGCGCAGGAGCGAGTCCCGCAAGCAGCGCCGAGCGTACTCTATGTTTCGCTCTACGCCCCCTGCGTAGGGGCTTTCCAGAATCACAAGTCTCATTTCGCCCCCTTCAAAAGATCTAGCACCACATCCTGCAACTTCCCTTTTTCCCGCACCACCGAGTAGATCCTGCGCTCGGTCGGGGTCGCCGAGATGTGCATGATGTCGATCTTGGACTTCTGCCCCCCGCCGTCGATGCGGCAGCAGGCCTGGGTGTAGATCTCGTTGGAGGTGTGGGGGGCGTACCAGATCACGAGATCGGCGGCCACCAGGGAAAGCCCGTGGCTCATGCACTGTGGGTGTGCCACCAGCACATGCGGGTCCTTCTTGGTCTCGAAGTCCTTGAACACTTGGTTGCGTACTCCGGCAGACACGTCGCCGTTGACCACCGCTACAGACCACCGCTTCTTCAGCTCGGTGGCCACAGCGTGCAGCGCACCCTTGAAGGGGAGGAACACGAGCACCTTGCCTGTGCTGTTCTCCTCGATGGCTTCTTCCAGGACCTTGAGCCTTGGGCCGAAATCCATGCGGATCAGCTCGCCGTTGGAGCCGATCACAACGCCGGCCGCTGCCTGGACTATTTTTGAGATCAGTACCGCGGCGTTCACCGCTGAGATGGTCGACCCGTCTACCTCAGTCACGGCCTCCCGCAAGAGCTTGGTGATATGGTGCTTCTGCTCGGGGGAGAGTTCAGCGTGCCGCTCGATCAGGCAAGGCTCCATATCTGTGACGGTGGATCGATCAAAGCGGATGGACGGGGAGAGGACACGCGCCACGGTCTCTTCGCTCCCTTTCCGGGGGACCCACCGCCACTGCCCGAATTGCTGCATGGTCAGGTCTTTGAAGGAGGTGAAGCTCACCCCCTTGACGCTCTCAGGTCGCACCAGCTTGGCCTGACCATACGCATCGGTCGGCTCGTTGCTGGTCGGGGTGCCTGTAAGCCCCCAGCACCAGGTCGAGATGCCTCGATTGTTTATGATGTCATTCATCGGTTTCCAGAGCTTCTTGGTGCCGGCCCGGCGAAAAACAGCCAGTTCGTCGATCACCACCAAGTCAATATCTCCGCGCTTCATGATCTCGTCGCGGATGATGTCGACCCCGTGGTGGTTGACGATGTAGATGTCGTTAGGCTCGGCCAGGAGCTTCTTCCGCTTGTCCGCCGACCCGTGCAGCACGGCAAATTTCTTACCGGGGAAGTTGAGGAAGATCTCATCCCCCCACACGCGCTCAAGCGTGGAGAGCGGTGCGACAACCAGAACGCGCCCGATAACCCCTATCTTCTGGAGGTAGTCGATGGACCAAAGTGCTGACAAAGTCTTGCCGGTCCTCATACTATTGTGGCAATGCGCTCTCGGATTGAGAGTGAAGTAGGCGCTGGTCTTCACCTGGTGTGGCCGGGGTTTCCTGCCAGGGATGATGGGCCAGTTGTAGACCGCCTCGATGGGACTGGGCGCCTCGATCCCCAAGTTCCTCAGGACCCGCGCTGCCTCCAGGGTCAGGGGTACGGCGCCCATGACGCCGATCGGTGCCTCTTGGAAACGTACCTGCGGGATGCAGGTACGGATCTGGCGCGCCTGGGCGAGGTCTTTGGGGCGGAAGATGATGGAGCTGTTGACGATCCTGGGTTGCATTACTTCTCCCGGTTAAGATGATTCCTCAGCGCCTCGCCTAAATCCGCAGGCCATGTAAAGAGTGTCCGCCAGGTGGAGTCCTCGATAAAACCTAGCGTAAACAGTGCTCCAATAAGCCAGATGGTCCAAGCAGTCATCTCTTCCTCCTATTCGGCCCCACCCCTCCGTTACCCGGCCAATCCGGCGGAGGGCGGGCCTGTGAAGTCCTCGACGGTTAAGTTTGCCCACTAAACCGGTAACGGCCGTACTGCCACGGTCTCACTCCGAGGACTCTATGTCGAACTCGTGCGGAACGCACTTCACATCCCGCTTCTTCTCGCGGCAGTAAGCATCGCTGCAGCTCTGGTCACAGGTGTGAGGAAAAGCCTGGAGGCAGAGTAACAACTGGCACGCCTCACTTGCCTCGCTGCATACTCGCCGCACGATCCACCTCCTCTTTCCCCGACAGCCCCCACATAGCGAAGACCACGGTCAGGATGAAGAAGGCGATCCACATCTGGCGCCAATCCGGCTCGAAACGGCGGCTCATGCTGCACCCATGAGCGGCTGGGCTACCGCCTCGAACGAAGGTGCCGCCGGGGTCTCACTCCTGCGCGACTCGCGCCTCAGGGCTGCCAGGATCTCGCGGGTGAAGGGGCGGGGGCAGTCGCTCTGCTCGATGTAGGCCCCGACCGCGCCGTCGCCCTTCTCAGCGCCGATCAGCTCGGTGATCTTGCCGTGCCAGCGCTGGGCTTCTTCGAGGGAGAGGGGGTCACGGTTCCTGATCTCGTTGGTGAACCTGTGGCCGCCTTGGCAGGGGGTCTTGGAGACTACGACGACGTTGAACGGCCCTTCGCTATCCTGGTAGACGCGCATAGATGGTGCCCTCCATGTTGAGCCGGCAGTGCCGGCGAGATTACAGTGAGTCAGTCTACAAAAGGCTCCGGTCTCCCAGAGCCTTTTAGAAACATACTTACCGCCAGACCAGGTTTTAAATCCCGGGGATCACATCTTAATCACCTCCTCTCGGTTTGGGCCTCGTCGTCTCAAGCTTCAGTCCCGAGAACTATACCTCGGGCGAAATCCTTTGTCAACATCTTTACGAAAGAATTTTTAGAAGGGGTCCAGGTCCACCTTGTCCATCCACGCCTCGACCTGATCCATGCTCTCCTCAGAGTCCACGGCGAACGATGCGGCGCCGGTGGTCTTGGTGGCGTTCAGCTGGTGGCGCTGTAGAGCTGTAGGCTCTTCCCCTGGGCGCTTAGCCTCGATCTCGAAAAAATAGGATCGATAGTGGCCGTAGTAATCCGGGATGCCCATCACACCCCGGAAGTTGGGGACCGGCATGACGAACTTGCCGGTGTGCCTAGTGGTGGCGTTGACCGCATCCTTGGCTTGGATCAGACCCCGGGCCAGGAGGCGGCGGGTTATCATTTTCTTGATCTCGCCTTCAGGGGTTTTAGCCAAGGTCGTCGAAGACGCCCGGCACCAGCCGTTTCATCTCCTCCAGGAGGGGCTGCGCCACCTCTCTCATCTGCGGATGGGCTGCCGTCGAGGTGCGCAGTTTGAAGAAGTGCCGCCACTCACGCAGGTTAGCGGTCATGACGATCTCAGTCTTGAGGCTGTTGGGCAGTACCGAACGAGCTTGCTCGGGGCGCCAGCCGCCCTCGCGGAGGGTCTTGTACGCTTGCTCGGCGTCCAGCATGTGGTTGAACCATTCCATGCCTGCGATGTCCCGTATTTCAGAGAAGTCACATTCTCCCGGCTCTACGTCTACCCACGGTGGGATGACGAAAGCAACGTGGCCGCCCTCGTAGTCGCAGTACCTGGTACTCTCCTGGCTGTAGCTGGCAATCCTGTGCCGCACGATCTCGTGAGTGACACCCCGGTCGCAGATGAATCGGGCGGTGGCGCTGGCGTGTTCCAGGACGCTCTCATGGCCTCGTTTCAGGATCATGGCAACGAAGGCCGGCGCCGAGGTGTCGGTGATCTTCTCTTCGCTCTTGTAGCACGTTCTGCCAGCAAGTTCGATGACCTGCAGCGCGTTCGAGGTAATCATCTCGATCTTGGCGGACGGTTTAACGAGTAGCATCGGACACCCCCAGTTCTTTCGCCAGCTCCATCGCCGCCATCTGGCAGTAGTGGGCGGTTTTCATCAGGTCCAGAATCTCCTGACCCGGGCGGCTGTTCTTGCCATAGCGGTCCAGATACTTCTTGGCCTGCTTTACGTGGTCCCGGCTTTCATAGTCGGTGGCCTGGTCGTCGCCTTTATCACCATACTGCGGTACGGTGTACTTCTCGATGTGGTCCAGGACTCGGCCGGAGAACTCCAGCCAATCCCGACCGCGCAGACTGTGTTCGTAGAAGTCCAGGCAGAGGAGACAACCATCCAGGCTTCTGATCTGATCTTCTTTGCAGGCGATCTGGTTCTGCAGGTCGTCCCACTCTTCGGAGTGGTTCATTTCCAGCAACTCCACGACTTTTAAAACTGTCGGGTCGGTAATGGTGTGGCGGTACATCTCCAGCCACTGCACAGCTTCATCGTGAGTGGTCAACAGCCCTTCGTCCCGTCTCATGGTCCCTCCTTGGGAATTGCATTGGCTACTTCTGCTGCGCCTTCTTCAGCCGCCTCTTCTGCCCTTTGTTGTGCGGCGTGAGGCCGGCGATGCTGTCCAGCTGTTTCCTCTGGTCCTCGGAGACGGGCGAGAGGATCGGACCCAGGGAGCGGAGCTCCCGGGTTACTTCGTCATCGGATGCGTAGTGGTTCATAGGTTCTCCGTTTAAAGCGTGTCGTAGATGAAGTCCCAGTAGGCGCCTTCACAATCTGGGTGGAAGTTCGGACAGGCGAACTCGCCGAAGAGTTCCCGGGCCTTCCGGTCGTAGGCGAAAGCAGCAAGCGTTTCGGATGAGAACTGCCCGATCTGCATGACGACTTTATTCAGCGTGATACGTGCCTCCCACTTCTGGTTGGTGGGCCGAAACCTAACACCTTTCAACGTACTCTTCCGACTGTTCATCTTGTTCTGCCCCCGCGTGGCTTCGCGCAAGTTATGACGTTGATTATTTAGCCCGTCACCATCACGGTGGTCCACGAGGTTCGCAGGCTCGCCGAGTATAAACCGGTGCATCCGGACTTTCTTTTTCTTGCCATCCACAGCCATGGTGGTCCGGGCGTAACCTGTCGAGGCTCTCCCTGAGATAATGTAGTGCCAACTGAACCCGCTCAGCAAGACGTAATCCGCATCGTCAACTTTGGCGTAGTACCCATGCGTGAGCGGGATCAGCTTCACCGGCTACCTCCTCCGGCCGTTATGTGGGCAGCTCAAGTCGCCGCACCAGGCCTTGCAGAGTCCTGACGTAACCATGCGGAAATTGGCGTGATCCCAGGCTTCCTGCATCCGAGTTGTGACCGCGAAAATCTTCTCCCAGATCTTCTTGATACCTGCCTTATCTACCGGTGCGGGGAGCCCTTGTATCGCCTTCTTGGGGTCCTTCTCGCGGGGAAATACTAACTTGCCGTCGGCCTCGTCGAACTTGTCTCCAAAGTGCAGGGCGGCGAGAGCGATGTTGACTTCGATCTGGAACGGGTCGTCCTTAACCTTCCCAAACTTCCAATCGACGTAAGTGAGTTTCCGGTTCTTGAGCGTGAGTACGTCGCCTCGGCTTCTGAACCAGACGATCTTGTTGTCCCACCAGCCGCAGGTTTTAAGTTCTGCGGTGCAGCACAGCTCCTTCTCAATCATGATCTCGGCGCCCGACTTCAGGAAGAAATCACAGTAGCGCTGGACGTGCTGGAGGTACTCGGGCTCAGTCGGCCGCTTGCCTCCGTCCAAGGCGTTCAGGAGGTAGTTCTCCGCAGTTTTGTGACCGCGGTTACCGTCCTTCGCCTGCGCCGACTCCTCATAGGGCACCGTCTTGTAGTATTTCGACGCAGCCCATTTTCTCGGACATTGAAGAAACTCTTGCATCCCCGAGAACGAGGTGGCGAAGCGGGGCGGGTTGGCGAGCTTGCCGGAGCAGGGGTTCGCGGCGGGGACCGGCGCGACCGTCCCACCAGTCAGGGCTTCAAGGTCTATCACATTTCCTCCAGAAATAATTTCAGCTTCAAAGATACTCGGAGCAGCCCCCGAGCTGTAGATGGTCAGGTCGTCCCCTTTCGGGGCCTGGGTCAGGTGGCTGGTCCTGGCGTACCAGTCGCGCACCGAAGCCGGCGCCTTCATGCCCGCAGCCGCTACGTCCCGGCGCCAGAGCGGCCAGAGCTTTGCGGGGTGCAGGGCGTTGGCGCCACGGCGATCCGGGCCGGCTACCAGGTAGCCACAGGCGTCAGAGACAGGCTTCTTGGAGGCCAGCACCTCGGGGAAGGTGAGCATGTGGAGGAGCAGGGTTTTCTGCTCCCGGGGGAGGATGATTTCGGGTTCGACGGCGCTCATTCGTAGGCTCCCATTTCGATGAATTTTCCCTGCGCGTCGAAGTCAAAGGCAGTGAAGAAATATGGGTTACCAGCGACTTTGGTGGCTCCCTCTCGGCACTCTACGACGATGCCTCCGCACGTCTGGACGCTCCGCCGTGTCTCAAACCCCACCCCGAACTCCGTCAGGAGTGCTTTCAGTTTCTCCAGATCTGTCACAGGTCCTCCCTCCACTCGCGCGCTACCGGATGAAACGGCACCCCGTCCGCGGTCAACATGCTGTACTCGATGGTGAGCCGGTGGCCCTCGCGACCGAAAGCTTGCTCTTTCTCTGCCACGGTGCCTGGGGCGGTGACGTCGACGCGCGCCCCTTCGTCGGTCTGGCACTCGCAAACGACGACGCCTCGGGGGGACCTGATCACCCGCAGCACCGTCACCTCGCAGTCCTGGAACTCCTTGATCTTCAGGAGCGAGGCGCTCCGGACCCCGACCTCGTAGGGCTTGTCGTTGGTCCTCTTGATCAACCCCTCGAACTTGCGCGCCCGTGCTGCGGCGAACATGCGGGCTTGTTGCTCGTCCGACTCCCAGGGGACCGCCGGCAGGATCTTGGCCGGGTAGCTGGTGTCCCAGGCCGGCAGGAGGTCGCAGAGCTCCTGGTAGCGGTCCAGGTAGGTGTCGTCGGAGATCAGGTCGTAGACGAAGTATTGGAGCTTCAGCGACTCGGGCTGCTGTTTCTTGATCCAGCTTCCGATGGTCTGGAGCTTGGTGCCGTGGTGGTACAGCTCGCCGTCCGTGATGGTCCCCTCGGGGATCAGGTCCTGGAGGTAGAGTGCGATGTGCGGCAGATCGATCGGCTTCCCCTGCCGGCTGTAGAGCAGGATCTTGCCGTCCTGCTTGGTGGCGAGGCAGCGATGCCCGTCCAGCTTCAACTGGAGCGAGTCGTCGTGGCGGTTCGCCCGCTTCACCTTCTTAATGGGCTGCGCCAACATGGGGAGGGGCAGGCCCATCTGGTTCGTCTTCCCCTGGAGCGCCTCCTCCCGGGTGTCGGCGTAACCCCGGTCGCGCTGTCTGGAGATGCGGGAGCGGATGCGGAGCTCGACCTGCTCCTGGAGCGACCGGCCCGAGGCGTTCACGGTCACCTGCTCGGCGTGCTCCACCTCCTGGCCGCCCTCGGCGGTGGCATGGGCTATGCGGATGGTGGGGCCGTCCTGCCAGATGCGCCAGGTGCCGATGCCGTTCACGTGTCTGCGGTACAGGGTTTTCACTGTTTCCTCCTATAGGTTCTTCAGATCGCCCCAGGACTCCGGGCTCAATTTAGCATCGACAGGGAACGTGATCGGCAGATCTAACCCCCACGCCTTCTTGTAGGGCAGGTTCGACAGGACGTACTTGAAAGTCTCGGCGGCCTGGCGCGCCACGGCGTGCGGGAAGATGAAGAACAGGCCGTCGTGGAGCTCATAGTAGAAATAGCCGCGGTACTTGGGCAGCAGGTTGCGCGCCACCGCCAGGGCGAGATACTTCTGGTCGCCACCGGTCCCCTGAATGGGGTAGTTGATGGCGGAGCTCTCCATCTCCCAGGCGTCACGCCCTGCCCACGAGCCTCGCAGCTGCACCCTTCGGCCGGCGAAGGTCTCAGCATAGCCTAGCTGCTTACACTTGTAAATCTGGTTTTTCCAGTATCCGCCGACTCCGGCAGGGCCGCCCGAGACGCCGATGAAGGTCGTCTTGTAGGTGGCCAGAAGCTGCTTAACAGTGGTCTCCTCGATGTCCAACTCGTAGTCGACCCGGGCTTTCTTGGTGGCGCTCTTGGCTCCGATCCGGTACTGGAAGGAGAGGTTGCTATTGGAAATTAAGCAGTTAGATACAGTGTAGCGATTGCGGGGTCCGGCGTTGGTAACGTCATACGTTGCAACCACTTTGGTAGCCCGATTCAAAACACCGGCTGCGTACGTGCGTTGAGCCTGGTACGATAAAGGTCGACCCTCGTCGCCGGTCTGCATCAACCGTTCGCGGGACTCTGCAGCAGTGATCATGTGCATAGACTCGCCGGACTCGGTGAACACTTTGTGCTTCAAGGTAGTCGACAGTCCGCAGTAACTCATGACTGGTTGTTGACCTTGGTACACTACTCCTGAGTGCTTGACCCACTCAATGCCATCCCATACTCGCATGTCAAGAGAAACTTTCTCAATTGGTACTAGGCCGCAGTCGGTGAGCACAAGCTCACCTTCCGCCACGCAGAACTTCCCGAGTTTCCTCTGCAGACTCGCCTCAGCGTCGTCGGCCGCTACCCGCGCGATCAGCTCGCGGTAGTCCACCTGGGCGATCTTGGCCCCCATGTAGGCGTGGGCGTCCTCACCTGGCTCACGCAGGGAGAGCATGGTCTCGTCGCCGGAGGCGACCGCCATCCAGCCAAACTCCTGGCCGGCGAAGTCGAGCTCCACCAGGGTGTAGCCCTCGGGAGGCCTGATCAGGCGCCGGAAGTCCTTGCCCCTTTTCCACTGATGCAGGGCGATCCCCGTCGGGTACTCGACGGCCGTGGTGCCGAGGTCCTTATCCCCCTTCTTCTTCTGGCTGGATGAGTAGGTCATGCGCGAGGAGTTGCCTGTCACGAAAATGCGGCCGTTACTTCGAGCGAGCCAGAATCCTGTAACTGTGGTAGCACAATATGTTTGTTGGAGACACTCAACTTTCTGTACATGTTTGTCGGGTTTTATTGTAGCCACCGGGATCTCAAAGCTGATATGGCAGTTCTTTTTGTCTCCAAAAATGTTGGCTCGAAACCCCACCAGATGCGCAGCTGTGGCTGCCCACTCTACATTTGAGTGGATACTGGACGCGTACCTGAATCCGCCATCTACATGTGTGCTCCCATCCCACTGCTCAAGCTCCAGTACAAAATCCCTCAACCCTATAGGTGTGGTGTCAAGTACCCAAGGGCCTAAGAACTTGTACTCTGGACGCCACCATTGAGGTACTTGCTTGGTTCCGATGCTTATCTCTACGCGCTCTGGGTACGCTTTGCGTACGTACTCTCGGTACTCTACACCTGCCAGACCCAACAACCTGCGAGCTCTTTCCACCTTTCTACTCTTGACAAAAGTGAATTTATAGCTGGGCGCTTTCGTACTCCTACTGATGTACCCGTCTGCCTGAAACATCGCAAGTACCTGCATCTGTACACTGGTGAGCGACCCACTCAGATTTGTGACCTCCCCTGCAAGAGGGATGTGAACTCGCCGCATACTCAGGGCGGAAGCTTTCATAGTCATCCAGTTGTACGACTTCTGAGATAGGTACGGGACAGTGTGACCAAGTGTGAAGTCGCACTCCAGCCGACTGTGCTTGACTCGTACCCACTCAGACTCTTCTGGGCCTGCGTAGCACTCAGCGCTTAGGAATTGCATTTTACGAGTGTGCGGGTGGACTTGCATAATCTCCCCGCCTCCCCACATGTCGAGCCTGACCCAGCCTGCTCGCGTAAATACCTCGACATCCCCAGGGACACAGTATGTGGAGAAGATCCTGGCGCCGGGGCGCACGCAGCCGTCGCCGTTGTACTCCAGGCTCTTGAGTGTCCCTTCGGCGTACTTGGTGCAGTTCCCCTTGGCCTCCCGGACCTCTTTCAGCATCTTGGCCCTGGGATCGATGAAGGCGAGCTCGTAGAGGGTGTACTTGTCGGTGGATGGTGCCTGGGTCTTCTTGGAGACCCCCTGGACGGGCAGCCCCCAGGTCTCGAACAGGAGTGTGGCGAGCTGCGCCGGCGAGGCCAGGTTCACGTAGTCGATCTCAGGGTGGGCCGCCTTCAGCTTCTTCAGCTGCGACGGCGTCATCTTCTCGATGAACTCGGTGCCTGGGCAGAGCGCCAGGAGCTTCGCCTTTGCATCCTCGCCGTCGCTGATCAGCTTGAACTTCAGAGCCTCAGCCAGTTCCGCCGACGACTTGATCCCCATGACGTAGGTCTTGGCCACCTGCGGGATGCACTGTGCCTCGATGAGGGCCGCCTGTCTCTGCTCGTCGGTCAGGTTGGACCAGAACCATTCGGCGAGGCGCACCGCGAAGCGGGTGTCCTCCTTGCATCGGAAGAGCAGCTGCTGCAGTTCCGCAGGGTCCTGGGTCTGGAAGTTCTTGAACTCCTTGAAGCCCGCCTCGTCCGGAAAGAACTCGTGCATGGCAGCTTCCAGCGAGTAGGACTTGCGCTTGGCCGCCGGCACGTCGTCGCCCTCAGGCGCCACGACCCAGTGTTTCCACAAGAGCATGGCGTCCAGCCAGCGGATCTGGAAGACCAGGTCCTCGTGGCCTAGCGCGATCAGCCAGGCGGCGTCGAAAGCGACGTTCCAGCCGCAGACGTAGAGGTTCTCCTTGATGATCGCCTCCAGCACCGGCCGGTGGGACTCGGGAGTCGGGAAAAGTTTGCCGAGGGTGCGCTCACCTCGCGTCCAAGCTACCGCCGAAACCCAGGCTTTCTTGTCGAGCACTCGGAAGGGCTGGAGGGCAAACTCACCTTCAGTTCCTTGCGTCTCAAAGTCGAAGCCTGCCACCTGTGTGTTGAAGTCGATGCTCAAAATCCCCTCCAGCTAGTT